ATTTTATAAAAAATATAAAAGTACAAGAGGTGCAAGGCAATCCTGCAACTATGACCAATATGGTAGAGGGTAATATCACTAACCAATATCCACTAACAAAGATTAGAAATTATTACAGAATGGGAGATGGTAATTTAGATGGTTATCCTATCATACAAGACCAAACAAGTCCTAATCTTGCACATATACCTACTACTAATCTTTTACCTTATAGTGAAGATTTTAGTCAATGGACTGCAACAGATTGCAGTATAACAAGTGGGTTTACTGCACCTGATGGAAGTAATACTGCTTATAAAGTTAGTGATAATGGAGCTCCTAATGGTCTTTTATATTATAGTGGTGTTTCGGCAGCAGACCAAGCAAGAACAATATATGCAAGAACTGTTAGTGGAACAGGAACTGCACAATTAACATCATTTAATGGTAATACTAACAATATTTTTAATTTAACAGAAGATTGGCAAAGATTTGAAGTTAATACAACTACTGATGTTGCAACTATATTTTATGCTATAGATTTTAGAGGTAGTGGAACTCTTAGCGAGGTATTATTGTGGGGTGCACAAACTGAAGAACAATCACAAGCTACTGCATACATAAAGTCAGATGGTATAGCAGCAGTAAGAAAATCATCTACTACTAACTTAATAGAATATAGTGAAGATTTTAGTCAAAGTAGTTGGGCTAACTCTAATATTTCTGCATCAATATCAAATGTACTTAGTCCTGATGGCACAAGTTATTCTTATAAACTAACAAATAATGCAGTAAGTGGAAATCACTTTCTTAGAGATACTATAACAGTTACAAATGGATTACCTTATACCTTAAGTGTTTTTATTAAAAAAGGCACAAGAGATATTGTTTCTATTTCTGATGGTTTTAATGTTAATGTTTTAGCAAGTTTTGATTTAACAAACGGAACTGTAACAAACGCATCTGCTACAAGTTCAAGTATTGAAAGTCATAATAATGATTGGTTTAAATGTATTGCTACTATGACACCATCAAGCACTACTTTAGGTTTTATGATTATGAGTGGAACTGTGTATGCAGGAACAGATGAAAGTGGAGATTTTTATGTTTGGGCTGCACAGGTAGAACAACAAACCCAAGCAGAAAAGTATGCTAAGACAACAGGATTACCTGTAACAATAGATTTATTTACAGAAAACAACTATGGTACTATGACAAATATGTCTGCATCAGATATAGTAGAAGATACACCTTAAAAAATTAAAATTATGATATATACAACACCAAATACAAGTTTATTGACTGAAGTAGATGCAGAAGGAAACCCTGTATGCGACTTTTCACAAATAGTAGAAGATTCTCCTGCAACTGTAAGAAAGTCATTAGATGGTACATTATTTATTGCTAAATTTATGGGCGAAACTCCATCTTTTTTAGAGGGGTTAGACCAATATACTCACGAGGAGATATTAGCAATAGTAAGAGGTTCTGATTGGACACCTGAACAAGAATAAAATTAAATTATGGAAAATATACTAAGTGTAGATTTATCAAGTGAAACAAGTCCTGTCGTACAAGAAGTACGAGGGAGAGAATATATAGAGTATGGTACTGAGCATTGGAGAAACCTTTACCCTCAGTTCTTAATTGATCTATATTATAATTCTAGTACACACGCAGCTATTATAAATACTACTGCTGAGATGATTGCAGGAGAGGACATTGTAGTAGATGAAAGCGAAAACCTAGATCAATTTGTTAAACTTAAAAAATTCTTTGCTGAAGCTAATGGTAAAGAAACACTACACGAAGTAATTAAAAAGATTTCATTTGACTTTAAACTACAAGGGGGATTTGCTTTACATATTATATGGAATAGAGCAAAGACAGAAATAGCTGAGATACACCATGTACCTGTAGAGAGAGTAAGAGCAGCAAAACCTAATGCTATGGGTAAAGTAGATTGCTACTATGTTTGTGCAGATTGGAGTAACACAAGAACTAACAAACCTATGAAGTTAGCAGCTTTCAATACTAAGGATAGAACTAATCCTAGTCAGTTATTATATACAGGTTTATATAGTCCTAATATGGACATCTATCATACTCCTGATTACTTAGCTGCAAACAACTGGGCATTAGTAGATCAAAGAGTTGCTGAGTTTCATCTCAATAATATCTCTAATGGTTTTTCGGGATCGTATGTAATCAGTTTCGCAAACGGAATTCCATCTCAGGAAGAAAGATTTCAAATAGAGAGAAGTTTAGCTGAGAAGTTTACAGGGGCTAGTAATTCAGGAAAGTTTGTACTTACGTTCTCAGATGATAAAACTAGAACTCCTGAGATTACACCAATTACTGTAGCAAATCAGGACAAACAATATCTTGCACTCCAAGAACTTCTCGTACAAAACATACTTACAGGTCATAGAGTTACTTCTCCTATGCTTATGGGTATTAAAAACGACACAGGACTAGGTTCTAATGTTGATGAAATGAATGCAGCTTTTGAGATATACTTAAACACAGTTGTAATACCTTTCCAAAAACACATAGTAAAAACACTATCTAAGATTTTTGAAATTAATGGTATTAATATACCTTTTTCATTTGTACAAGCTAAACCTATTACATCTAAGTTTACTATAGAAGATATGAAGGAAGTAATGACACAAGATGAGATTAGAGAAGAACTAGGTCTAAAACCTTTAAATGATGAAGAACTAACGGCAGAAGATGAAGATAACTACAACTTAGAAAAAGATTGTGATTGCAGCAAAAACATAGGAACTTGTGATAAAAATTGTTTAGACAAAGAATGTGATTGTGGTAAAGGCAAAGACAAGTGCGACAAGAGTTGTTATGAAAAAACTGAGTTAGATGCTTTCTTAGAAACTGTAGAAGATATACCTGAAGGTTGGGAACTAATAGATGAAGAAGTAGTAGATGGAGAACACGCAGATTTTGACTTTGAAGAAGAACTAAATCAGATAGCTAGTGAGAAAGTAGAGTTAGCTACTACAGGAGTTGCAAGACCTGACAGTAAATCTGAGCAAGATGGTATATCTAAAAAAACATACGATTACTATAGAGTTAGATATGTATATGCAGAAGATAACTTTTTAAGTAGAAAATCAGGAAAACAAAGAGATTTCTGTCAAAAAATGATGGCTGCTAAAAAACTATATAGAAAAGAAGATATAGCTAGAATGTCTACTAAAAGAGTTAATCCAGGTTGGGGTAAAGGTGGTGCAGACACTTACGATATATTTTTATACAAAGGAGGTGGAAATTGTCATCACTTTTTCCTAAGACAAATATACAGAACAGAACTAGGTATATCTGTAAGTACAAAAATTAAAGATGCAGATTTAGTAGGATATACTAAAGCTAGAAGTGAAGGGTTTACTGCTAAGAAAAACGACAAGAGAGTAGCAATAGCACCTAAGAGAATGAAAAATAACGGATTCGTAAAAAAGAGATAATATGGCATATGTACTATTTATATCAGAAGATAAATTAAAGGACTCTACATCTATAAGTTTAAACGTTGATCCTGAGTTCTTACTTCCATTCATTAAACAAAGTCAAAAACTTTATGTAGAGACCAAGCTAGGCACACATCTTAATAATAAATTAAAAGACCTTATAATAGCAGGTACAATTAATGATCCTGCTAATGCTAATTACAAAACACTATTAGATACTTACATAGGAGATTATTTGCCCAATATGGCTTTATTCCACGCAATACCTTTTTTACGTTTTAAGATAGAAAATGGTAACATATACTCTAAGACATCAGAAAATGGAGTTGCTTTAACAACAGAAGAAGCACAACATTTAAGAAGTGAAGTATTAAATACAGGAGAATATTATATGGAACGGATGATTGACTATATTAAAAACAATATAAGTTACTTTCCTGAATACTCACAAAATTCTCGTGAGGATGTATCTCCTGATAGCAACGCATACTATGCAGGTATGAATTTAGAAAGACCACAAGGACAAGGTAACAAGATTACTTTAAGAGATTTTTTAACACCTGATCTTACATAATGAAGAAAAGATATAAAGTAAAAGAAGTAAATAAGATTAAATTAAAAACATATTTGACAAATGCCAATAAAAAAAGCAGTACAAGAAAGTGCAGAAATAATAGGAGTTAATACTACAGTTCTTAGTGTTACTACTTTCACAAATTTAGAACTAGCATTAAAAATTATACTGCTAGTAGTTTCAATAGTATATACCTTAGACAAATGGTATAGTCAAAAGAAAAGAAATGCCAAAAAAAATTAAATCTTATACAATCATTAAAAAAACTCCTACAAAACGTAAAGGAGTACATTCTAAAAATGCTTCCAAAGGTCAAGTTGGTTTCAAGAAAAAAAGTAGAGGGCAAGGTTAATCTTGTTCTTGAGAGAGAAATATTTACAGATAATTCTATAATAGGTAGATTGTATCTGAATAAAGAATATGTATGTGATACCTTAGAAAATCCATACATTAATAATGAACGCAATATAAGTTGTATACCTGAAGGTAAATACAATGTTAGGATGCGTACACCGAGAGAGAGTGCTACAAGAGATTATTTACATCTTTTAGTACAGGAAGTACCTGATAGAAGTTATATCCTATTTCACAAAGGTAATAGACCTGAACATACACAAGGTTGTATTCTAGTAGGAATGAACAATGAACAGGACTATGTTAGTAAGTCAAGTTATGCTATGGACTTTTTGATGAGGAGAATACTTAATTTAGGTGGCGAGAATATTAAATTATTAATAAAAAATAAATAAAATGAAAGAGTATTTAATAATGACAATGTTAAAATCAAAGAAAGTATGGTACACTATAGCAGCTATTGTAGTACCTTTTATAGCAAGATCATTAGGTGTAGATGAAGTTCACGTAAGCGAAATATTTTGGGCTTTATTAGCACTAATAGGAGTTACAGGTTTACAGGACTTCGGTAAAGATGCGATC